CTGGAAGATATGAGTCTTTCGCTTCATCGAACTCTAGTCTGTTCTGAAGAAAGTTAGTCCGCACATAACATTCTATGGGCGGGATATTAGCGTTTATGTATGCCATAGGTTTATATAGTCAAAATAATTGTTGATGTGAAAAAAAGGGGACCGAAGTCCCCTTTCTGTTAACTCAGTTTTAATTACTGAACAACTGGTGCTGCATCAACAGCTTCTGCTGCTGGAGCTGCTTCAGCTGGTGCTTCAACAACAGCAGCGTCAGCGGCTGGTGCTTCAGCAGGAGTAGCAACAACGGCTTCTTCTGCAGCCTTATCAGCAGCAACTTCTGCTTCTGGTGCGTTACCACAAGCAACTAGACCAAGAGCAACTAGACCAACAAGAATTACATTCTTCATAACTTTCTCCTTAATATTAAATTTCACATACACCTGCAGAGCATGCAAGTTCTTTTGCTGAAGTTGTTGTATCCGTTTCTTCCATAAACTCCACCCAGTTGATGTCAACGTTTTGGAGCGCAAGAAGTTCGTTATACTTGGCTTCATCAATTTCTTCGTAAGGTGCTTGACGATATGAACCGTTGTCACGTGGGAGGAAAGACACACCTGAGAGAATCGAGATGTTCTTATATACCCATGCACCAACTTCCATCCACTCATCATCACCAACATAAACTGTAATCGAAGGCTTGTGTTCACACCAGTGATCCTGGTAAATCTTCCAAAGTTCCAACTGTTCAATCGCAGTCATATCGTGACGAGTGACAGAGTTCTTTGGTGCCTTCATTGGGAAACTGAATACCCAATTTGATTTGCTGTAGAAATCTTCTTCAGCCTTATATCCCTTGTCAATCATAAACTGAGCAAGAGGATCTTTCATGTCTGCTCTTACGCGACGGACATAAAACTGAGAATAACGTGGGTGAATGCCTGATGCGGAATCAACCAATTGTGAAACAGTGCCAGAAGGTTTGACGCAAGTAATTGCAGCCGACTGTGGAATGCCAAGAGAGTCGGCGAATTCCTTATTTGTTTCAACACAATGAAGTCTGATCTCATCAAGTGCATCTGCCAGTTTCTGTGACGGCTTATTTAGAAGTTTGCTGTCACAAATACCTGTAAGAGAAACACCAAGCAAACGCTCTTCATCACAATTATTCTTCCACTTCTTATTGATATAGCGGAAGTCTGTGAGTGTTGACTGCAACGTACCAATGATTGTAGCAAGACGAGCCTTACGCTTCAATGAATCTACGTCATCATTTGCGCGAACAACAATCTCTGAAAGATTACAGAACTCAAATGGACGCAAGATAATTTCAGAACATGGGTTTGTACCAAACTCATGCTTTGGATCACGACGACCATTCTTCTCAGCAACAGCCTGTGAAGCAGCACGTGAGAAAATGCCACGCTCACCTGAACGTGACATGTATAGTGCATGCCATTCGTTCATGAATGTATCCATATCTACTCGCTTGTCATACACAGCCGAGATATTTGCAAGTGCTCGTTGCCCATTGTGTGTCCACCACTCTCCGCTCTTAGCATGGCGCAAGTGGTCGTCGTTGAGGTCAGTGAGGGAGATGAGAGCAGAGCGACGAACGCCGCCACACACAACAATATCAGCAATTTTACATACGATGTCATGGCATTCCAACGTTGATAGTTTTCTACCACGTGCCTTATGGAAAATATTAAGAGTGAATTTAATTAGATCGACCAATGGTTCTGGACCAGAAGCACGACCACCGAATGTCTTCAAACGCTCACCTGCTGGGCGAACCTTGCTGACATCCCACTTTGGGATCTTGCCAGAATATAGCAATGAAATGATTTCACGATAAGCAGATGCCCAACCAATCTTGGAATCAGCAATCACAACAGTTGTATCTGTCTCATGAAGTTCTTCTGGAACTTCTGGCAATTTGTTTGTATACTTTGATTCAACAGAGAAACCAACGCCAGTGCCGCACATAAGGATGTACATGATTTCATCAAATGCTTTTGTATTATCAATGGCGACATAGGAGCAATTATATCCAGCCACTTGATCTTTTTCCAAAGCAGGACCAGCAGTCATCAAGCAACGCATTGATGGCATGACTTCCAAATTAATAATTGCTGTGCGCAATTCTTCCCATGGAACTAGTTGATTGTTATTTGTTTTTTCTTTAAAGAAATTAATATAGCGGTCTACAGTTTCATCCCATGTTTCGCGGCGACCAAGTTCGTCATTAAAACGAGCATAGCGTGAAATGTGAATGAAATCTTGATAAATGGACGGAAGTCTTGTCGCCATCATTTGCTCCTTATTATTCTGTTGCGATAAATTGTGTTGAAAGAGGGAATACTTCAGCAATAACCTTTGCGCACTCTTTCGCAATTTCCATATGTTCTTTCTGAGTGCCGTTACCGCTTCGGAGTTGTATATAGTGAATCCATGAACGCAAAGACCCGCTCATATACATGCGAGACATAATTAATCCTTCAGGAAGAAGTGCTCGCGCTTGTTCTTTAGCAATACCATTATTGATTGCCCAATTATAGTGTATCTTGACTTGTTCGATCAAGTCTTGTTGACGTTTGTCCCATTCGTATTGAAGCATGACATCAACACCTTCAGAAATGGAATTCTGACGATTCTTCGGATCTTGAAGTCGTGCTTCACGAGTGACAAATTCTAAATCTTTAGTTGGGTCAGCATAACGCTGTGAGAATTCTTGAAACGAGAAACTACGATGACGCAAAATCTGACGCGCAATATCTCGTGTTGTTTCAATTTCCAAACACATGGTTGCCATTTCTAATGGTGACCAATGTTGATGCTTGATTAAATACTTGATCAACTTCTCTGCTGTTTCAGAGTTGATTTGATTGGAGGGATTGGACACTCTTGCGCAGTAGGCTACAAGGTCCGTTGGTGTGTCCAATCCCTCGAGAACTGGTTTACTGTATGATATTAATTTTACTTTCACGATTCAACCTCAAATACTAGTGTCTTGTGACGAATTTCTTTTTTACCACCTTCGGCTGCTAACTCTTGAGCGCGAACAAAGGCATCTTTATATTCTGGATGTTTGCTGTCGTCAAACCACCACCAACCATCAATATAATATTGAGCAGGTCTTTGATATTCAACATACCAAAGTCCGCCATGAAATTGTACACGAACTCTCTTAATTGGTTGCTTGAAAACTTCAAGCCCTGCATCTTCTAGTGTTTGCATACTAGCACCTTTTCCAATGCGTAAACTTCAGTTTGGCTGTTAGTCCACTGAATGTGTTACTGTTTATAATATCTTTTATTTCGTCAGAAGTCAAACCATTTTGTATCATTTCATTAATATCTTTTCCCGTTACACTTTCTGGGAAAAGACAAACTGTCAAACCTCTGTCAATTGATTTCTCAATTTGCTTTACAATATCTTTATTGCGTGGTTCATTATCATAAACCAAAACTACATCTAGTTCTGGGAAAATTGCTGCCACGCCGCCCAAATTACTATCGCCACTGGCAACGCAATTCGGAAGGAAATAAGAATCAAACTGTCCCTCAACGACATAGATACGTTCTTGCTTGCGCAGACGATGCAATCCAAACACCTTCTTCTCATCTGACACCTTTACAGTGACATATCGAATCTTAGATTCAGACAATGCCCTTCCCGCGACGTTTGTAATTTCACCCTTTTCGTTAGTGTAAAGGAGAACTACACGATCGTCGTTTGGGACCTCGTCTTTGCCATGATTGGGGAACTCTTTATCTAGGAAATCTAGAAATTTGGGAACAAATAGAATTTCGCCCCAGAACTTCTCAGGAATCTTCCTCTTTTTTATATAGTCACGAGCATAGTGCTCTTCAGGAAGATTTTCTATACTATAATGTGCAAACGCTCTCGACGTTCTTCCCACGCTTTCAACTGGCGTTGAATCTCCTCTGGACTCGTTGAGAGTAGACTGGAGTCTGGCGTAGGCATTACCCTTGAGTTGTTCGAAATCAGGCTTTTTGACGTTAGAGCCGTATCCTG